CGTGGTGTCAACCTCGATCGGTCTCCGAAGTGTATCGCGTTGTGGGTATTCTTGGTTGTCGTGATGAGAAACTCTGGCTCAAGGATGTCTGGATTGAATTCCTCGAGATCCTTGGGCTGAATCGGATTCATGTGGTGGATTAGCGGCATGTATCTGATGTCAAGACCCTCGATCCCGAGGTCACAGGCCTCATCTCGAGCCAGAACAAAATTCCTGACCTTCTTCCACTCCGTAGAGGTGTAGAATCTCTGGTTCAGGTAACGATCGAAGCCAAACGTCGATGTGCCGACGCTCCCGGTGAGAGCCAGGTAGTCGAACCGCTCCTCAAAGGTCTCGAGGCGCGCCAGTTCAGTATACGTTCGTAACATCTCCCGCCCCAGAGTATGTACGGAAGGCTTCGATGGCTTCTTTGGCAATCTTCTCGGCTTGCTCGGCACTGACGAGCGCCGTCTTCTTCGCCTCGAGGAGTGCTGTTTCGTTCCTCAACTTCTCTACCTCCAGCTGTTCTCTTGTGGAGGCGAGCTTGAGGTAGTGGTTCACCGTGGTTGCCGGTGCTGTACCCTCTCGAAGCTGCTTCTCAGCAAGCTCAAGCGCCAGGTTGATCATTTGCGCTTCGCGTTGCTCTACAGTTCGAGCTGGTTTAGAGGGTGTTGCGGCCCTTTTACCCATAGTTGCTCCTTAGATAGAGGGCGTTTGGGGCCAATTGAGGGCTAGAT